AAACGATAAGAAGCCAGTGACTTCGCTTTTTTTAATCATGGTTATACCTCCTCCACACTTGAAAATTTTGTGTACTCTTTGTGAAAATACAACTTCACTGTGCCTAAACTGCCATGTCGATTCTTTTCCAGGATCAGCTCGGTTACATTGTTAGCTTCTTGGCTGTCTGCCTGTTCCTTCTGATAGTAGGCCTCACGATATAAGAATGCTACGATATCTGCATCTTGCTCAATAGAGCCAGACTCTCGCAAGTCTGCCAGCATCGGGCGCTTATCTTGTCTCTGCTCCACTGCTCGGCTTAACTGTGATAGGGCAATGACAGGTACTTTTAAATCTTTTGCAAGTATCTTCAATTCCCTTGATATTTCAGAAACTATCTGCTGACGATTTTCTCCTTTTGATCCAGTAATTAACTGCAAGTAGTCAATGATAATAACACCAAGCCCACCCATTTCTTGAGAAAGTTTTCGAGCTTTTGAGCGAATTTCTGAAATACGAATACCTGCAGTATCATCTACAAATATAGGCGCATCATAGAGATTGCTTTGAGCATGCACAAGTCTTCTCCACTCGTCTGTGCTTAGGTTACCTGTTTTTAGATGATAAGCTGGAACCATTCCCTCCGATGCCACCATCCGTTCAATTAAGTCTTCTGCTCCCATTTCGAGTGAAAAAATAACAGTAGGTTTATTTTCTTTCACAGCTACATGCTTTGCTATATTCAACGCTAATGCAGTCTTACCCATAGCAGGACGTGCAGCAAGAATGATAAGGTTATCCTCATGAAGACCTGTTGTGATCTTATCTAATCCTATGAAACCTGTAGAAATCCCTGTCACAAATCCATCTGTCTGCGATCGAGTCTCAACTATTTGCATATGTGTGTCTAGGATATCGGCCACATTACGAAATCCAGTACCTGTATTTTGATTACTGATATTGAGTAAGGATTTTTCAGTTTTAGCAATGATGTCCCCAATCGATACATCACCTTGGTAGGCACTAGATAATGAATCAGACAAGTCAGCGATGACTTTCCGAAGAGTTGCCTTCTCTTTTACTAATTTTGCGTAATGCTCCACATTTTTCGATGTTGGTGTTGAATTCACCAACTCTACAACGTAGTTAATACCTCCAATGTTTGAAATATCCCCTTGACTAGTAAGAGCTGATACCATAGTGGTAGCATCTATTGGCTCTCCTTTCTCAAGTAGAGAGAGCATTGTCTTAAATACGATTTTATTAGCAGGTTTATAAAAATCGTCTGGGGTTAATACGTCAGCTAGAGAGATAATAGATTCAGGGGAGATGAAGACTGCTCCAAGAGCAGATTGTTCAGCAACTAGATCATGAGGTAATATTTTAAATTCTTCACTCATACACTCTTCCTCCAGTAGCTTTCTAAGTCAATATTCATAACAGCAGCAAGATTCTTTTGCTCAGTTAGGATTTGACGACGATAAGGCGCAAGCCCAGCTTGTCGCTCTTCCTCACTTTGTGGCAAGTAGTATCCATTTGGTTTCGTCTTCTTAGCCACAATAGGGTGTCTAAAATTAACTCGAAGACTTTCAATGACTTCTTCTAACTTACGTTTTGATAGTCCGGTTTCTAAACGTATTTCACTTGCTTGGATTGGCAAGTCGAAGGTCGCACAATTGATAATCATGTTTAAGACACGAATTTCTAACTCATTCATACTGCGACTAACACTCATGTCTTTGCTCTCCATTTTCTTGGATTCTGACGGAAATCCATGGTCATTTCCTGATAAATCAAACGCCCATTGCATTCTCTAAAAACTTGTGGTACGTCCTCAATCGATGAAGCGAGTCCTACAGGTGGCTGAGTGTCATAGGTGAATCTCCTGTCGCTATTTTTCAAGTTTCTTCGGGAAACTTCTCCGAAATCTTCTGTTTTTTCAATGATGACTACTACATTTTGTTCATCCGATTTTTCATTTTTAGCAGTCAGTAGCATTATGATAAAGATTCCGATAAAGATGGCCACCAAGCCAAGCATTTGGCTTGATAAAGTTGGTTCTGTCATTTTGTTCTCCTTACGCTCTTAATTTTCGTACTTGTTTTTCTAACTCTAAAATCTCATAAACATCATTGACATCGTACATAATATCTTTCCCTTGCTTACGAAATCTTAATCCTTTACGTTCTAACTTCTTAATATAGCCATGAGTAAAGCCAAATTTCTTCATCAAAGCCTGTTGATTGATTGGCATACGATCATTCTCTAACTGGTCCTTGACCTGCTTTTCAGCAAAAGCCAATAATTGATTGGTGAACAATTCAGCACTTTCGCCGTCCAATCGTAATTGTAACGTTATTCCTTCCATTTTCTACATCCTCTCAACTATGCGGGCAAGCATTTTTGTGATATAATGGTTTAAATTGTTTAAGTAAGCACATGATTTCCGTCAGGTGCTTTTTGTTTTAGTTATATAGTTACCGTTTTGGTGACTTTCTTGGTAAAAAAATATCTTGCAAAGGTTTATCAAAAAAGCTACGCAAGAAAAACATTTCATCCTGAGTAAAAGCGCTCTGTCCCTTCTCTTTCTGACGATATGCCGTCTCAGAAATTCCAAGCTTTTGAGCTAATTCTTTCTGTGTAATGCCTTTTTCTTTTCTTAGTTGATACAAATAAATTTGCACGTTCCTACCTCCTTATCTTAATTCATCTATGCTGATTTCCAACGCATCAGCAATTTTGCATATGTTTGGCCAGGAAAGGTATTTCACCTTTCCACTTTTCAAATCAGAAAAGAAACTGCGGTTGACTCCAGACATCTTAGATAATTGATTACCATTTAAATTTCTTTCCTGCATTATTCGGTTTAATTGTTCCCACATTTTTACACCTCTAACACTATATATTGTTGAACATATATATTTAGATAACAATATGTTGTGTTTTTCTGTTATCTATGCTATAATCATTATTGACTAGGACCTCTCACCGTTTTAGTCAAAAATTCAATAGAAAGGAGGTTAACAATATGACTTTAAAAATCAACGGACTGGATGATTTTTCTAACCGTCTTGATCAGCTTTCAGAGAATGCTCAATCTGTTGCTGGTACACATGAATATTCTTTCAAAGAAGTTTTCTCTGATGAATTCATGATTGAACACACAAATTTTTCAACCATTGATGATTTTTTACTATCAAGCCCAGAAAAAATATCCAATGCAGAGGAATTTGAAAAAGCAGATGAATCAATTCTTGATGTCTTTGTTTCTGAACAAACAAAATTCGATACTTGGAAAGAAATGATGTCTGCTGCAGCGCAAATCCTAATTATGAAGAAACTCGGTTTTTAATTTTAACTCGAACTCGTTAAGTCGTTTAATTGCTTCTTGCAATTCTTCGGCTTTTTTAGCAACGTCTTGAATAACTTCAGCCAATTCCTCGATATTATAAATACTGATGCCAACACTTAATTTTTCCATTTCTACTCCTTACAATTTGGTTGCTAGTAAACTCTCAAGATAGCTAGTGTTTCTTAAAAGTTTTTCTACAAATTCAGGGTCTGCCTCTATAAAGGCGGACTCTTTTTGTCCACTATACGGATACCGACTTGGTCTCATTTTCCTACTCCTTTCTATCATTTCTTTTTTTCGCTCTATGAGCAACAGCTAGGAGAGGAATCGCACCTCTCTACGCTACCCTAGCTTGTTTAGCCTCTTCAACCTTTTCAAGAACTAAGATTGTAAGAGCCATTTCTTGAAAATCTTTGTCGTCAAATCCTATAACGTCTCCGTAAACTCTGATGGCCGTTAGTAGTGTGTTGTACAATTCGTACATATCATCTGACGATAGTTTTTCACGATCTAGGATTTCTCCTAATTTAAGTGAGCGTTCTCTGCGGTTCTTAACTTGTAAGATTTCTTTCGCTAGTGCAATTTGTTCTTGTGTTGTAAGTCCTTTATTCATTGTGTTTCCCTCCGGTTTGTTTTTTTTGTTATTTCCTTAAGCTTGATTAAATTATATCACCATTTTGGTGACCTGTCAACAGTATTTTAATTAAAAAGCAAAAAAAGTTGCGTTTTCGGTGACTTTTTTATATAATCTACTTATAGAATTACTAAAATTGAGGTACGGAATATGGATTTGAAAAAATACATCGGAAACCAAATTAAAACTTTTCGAAAATCAGCCGGTTTTACTCAAGATGAACTTGCAAAAAGATTGAATACTACTAAACAAACTATTAGTAGATATGAAAAAGGAGATAGGAAAGCCAATCAAGACATGCTCTTTGAGCTTTGTGATATTTTCGGTGTCTCAATAGATGATTTTTTCCCTTCTCAAAACGAGACTCTTCAATCCCCTACCACTTCCCCCATCCAAACCATCTACGACCAGTTACACCAGCCAAGGAAAGCCAAAGTCCTGACCTATGCCGAGAGGCAACTGGAAGAACAAAACGAAGAAGAAACGAAGGGAAACGAAGTATCGGAAGTTATTCAGCTCTACAGTTACGACTACTACGACCACCCAGCTTCTGCAGGTACAGGCCAGTATTTGAACGATGTACGAGTAGAGCGGATTGAGTTGCCAGTAGATATCGATGCCGACTTCGTCATTCCAATCAAAGGGGACTCTATGGAACCTGACTATCACGACGGCGACCTGGTATTCATTCAGACCAGCGTGGACTTGAATGACGGTGTTATCGGAGTATTCAACTACAATGGCGATGCTTATATCAAGCAGCTGGTGATTGACAAAGAACAGGCATACCTACATAGCCTAAACCCATCGTACAAGGATATGCCAATCACACCAGAGACCGACTTCCGGATTATCGGTGAAGTCGTGGATTTGTATAGAGAGGGATAATATGAGTAGTGAAAGCAGACCAATGGAAGTGATTAAACACAACCTAGACTGCAAATGTCATAGACGTAGAGAGTGGATTAGAGTCAATGATAAGTGGCATGCTATCGAGTTTTCGGTAGACGATCCAAACGAACCTCCTATGACCGAGGAAGAAAAAGCCAACGTAGCCTTAATTATTCAACAACACTTATCAAAAAAATCCGAATAACAAAAGACTCTATAAAGACGCGCTGAAGAGCCTTGACGTCCCTACAGAGTTTGATTACTTAAAATTCATGTCTTACTACAATCTAAAAACCATGACAAATGAAATCATGGTAAAAGAGGAATATTATAATTTAGCAAATATAGTTTAAGGAGATGTTATGAAAAAGGAAAAAAGTTCTAATTCAAAGCCTTTTTATAAAAAAGTCTGGTTTTGGATATTGGTCATTATCTTAGCAATTGGTGTATCGAATAGTCTTACAAAACAATCTTCCAGCAAAATTGACGAAGAAAAAACAAATGCACTTAAAACAGCTCAAGAACTTGTCGAAAGTAAAGCGTCATTTTCTGAAAAAACACTTCTTTGGTATTTAACAGAAAGTGCGAGTCACAAATATTCAAAGAAAGCTGCTCAATATGCTGTTGAGAATGTTGGTGATGTTTGGGTTAATGAAGCGCTCGATATTGCAAAAGAAGAAAGAAGTGCAGGTAAGACTGATCAAGAAATACTTAAAAGTTTGACAGATAAAGATGCTCAGTTTACTGAAGAGCAGGCCCTGAAAGCTATTGAAAAATTAAATGAATAAAAAAATCCTCACACTCTCCGACCGCCATCTTTGAGTGTGAGGTTTCAACCTTCCATGTGACAAGCAATGGAAAAGATGATAAAAAAATACAATTATAGTTTATCATAAGTTCTACACCTTTTCAACTATGCGGGCAAGCAATCGAAAAGAAAGGACATTTTATGATAAAAAAATACATTACAAAAAAAGGAGAGACTAGATACCTCTTTCAAACTTACCTGGGCATAGATCCAGCTACTGGAAAAGAAAAACGCACAACACGCCGTGGTTTTAAAACTATAAAAGAGGCAAAGGTTGCCGAACGTGACCTTCTCTTAGATGTTGAAGAAAATGGTTTTTCAAACAATGAAGATTTCCAGAACCCTACTTTTGCTGAAGTCGCTGAGTTATGGCTTGATAGTTATAAAAGCACTGTAAAACCAACAACATATCAAAACGTTAAGAAAAAACTTAATGTTATGATTGACTCATATTTCACAGATATGAAGATTAAGCAGATCAGTGTTGCTTATTGTCAGAAGGTTGCTATAAAGTTAAGCAATCGCTATGTCCTCTATTCCAATTACTACTCTGTTATTAGTCGTATTTTCAAGTATGCTACTTCTATTGATATCATTAAGTCAAATCCCTTAGATAAGATTATCAAGCCTAAAAATAAACCCTTAAAAGCCAAAGAGAACCACTATACAAAACAGGAGCTAACGGATTTTCTTAAAGTTTCCAAAGTAAATTTTAAGCCTGTAGACTACACTTTTTTCCACTTACTCGCCTTTTCTGGCTTGAGAACTGGAGAAGCTATCGGTCTCATGTGGTCAGATGTTGACTTTGAAAATAAACGGTTAAGCATTTCTCGCACGGCTGTCGTGATTGGCAAAAAACAAACTGTTCAGGATCCTAAAACCAAAAGGAGTAAGAGAGTTATCGCCTTAGATGATGAAACTCTGAATGTTTTGAAACTCTGGAAACGACAGCAAATAAAAGAATATTTTCAGGCTGGTGTGCCTTACAAACATGATTCGAATTATATCTTTACAAATAATAGCGGTGGATGGCTTTTGGCTGCGACTATGAAAGTGAAGCTTAGCAGATTCTTTCGTAAACATAATAAGCTTAAAAAAATTTCGCCTCACGGATTTAGGCACACACATGCTTCTCTCCTGTTTGAAGCTGGTGTTACAGCGAAAATCATTTCAGATAGACTTGGTCACAATAATGTTCAAATCACCCTTGATATGTATACCCACATCAATGATAATCAACGTGTTGAAGTCGTTGACCAGTTCATGGATTTCATCCGCTCCAGCTAAAAGTAAGTCGTATTCAATCTCGTATTCACTTTCACTTAACCCGCTAGAAGTCCACTGGTTTCAAAGGATTAGCAAGCTGTGTACTATTTATGGTATAATGAAAGAATGAAGTACCCAAAAATTAATTTAAAAGAAGTTCGCGAGCAGGCTAGACAATTTCAAGCTGAGCACCCTCGCTTGCTGCTTGTCTTTTTATTACCAAGTATTCTCTTTATTCTATCGAGCTTTATCAGACCTTTATCCCTACTTGATGAAGGCATTCTTGAACAGTCCTTCTTGAGTTTTCTAGGGATCACAATCCAGTCTGCTCTCTTTCCGATAGCCGTTGGATTTACAAGTTCTATCATCCTAGCTGGTGCTCTCTTTACCACGATTAATCTTTACAGAATTTCTGAGATAGAGCTTTCCTTTAAAGATAGTCTGTCCTTGCTTGACAACCGCTTCTTTACCCAAACTTTTCTAACGCTCTTACTCAAGCGTTTCTATCTCTTTTTATGGAGCATTCCTAATCTTTTTGGAGTCTACTTGCTCTTTTATAGCAGTGCCATGGCTCGTAAATTTGTGGAACTTCATCCCGAATTTCCATCTGTCGACGTGACAAATCCAGATATCGAACACTTCCTACTGACTTTTGCTCTCTATTTCTTTGGTAGCGTCCTAGTAATGATTTTGGGAACCATTATCTATCTGCCACAATATTATGCCTATTCCCAAGTTGAACTACTTTTATGTGACACCCTTGCAATCGGAATTGCCAAACCGAGCCGCGTGCTACATACCAGCCGCTTTCTCATGAAAGGCTATAAGTTCCAACGCTTTGTCCTTGATTTACAGCTACTTCCTTGGTATATCCTTATCTGGATTAGCTTTGGAATCGCAAGTATCTCTATCTTCCCTTATATCTATAGTAGCCAAATCTTCTTCTATCAAAGACTGCTTGAAATCAAGCGGAGAAAAGTTTAACAGTAGTTATTAAAAACCAGCACCTTCATAGAAAGTGCTGG